CCTTCTGGAGCCCTTGAATCAATTACCTCAGCCGGCGACAAGCTTTATGGGTACAGAACCTAGTCGTGCGACGCGCCGAGCATCTTCGGTGCCGATCAGGCAGGCAACAGGTCGCGAAGGCAGTGATCTCAGCAACCAAAGATATGTCTCGCGCTTGGCAGATCACATCGTCGATGAAGTACCTGCGACGATCGATGGGGTGTCCCAGCACGTCGGAAGATTTAACGATGGCTCCGAATTCGGAGAGCTAAGTCGGCAAGTTGGATTGGATACCACACTACCGCGCAACTATGCTCCAATCGTCCAGGAGGCGGCGAGGCGGCGACCTACACACAGTGAATGCGTTGACCGATGCCTGCATCTCTTGCCCTCTCCAAGCGGTGATCTACAGTCTTCAGAGTTCCGACTTTGTGTTGCACAATGTATGGGACGCCTTTGACGAACACTCGATCGCCCCTCTTTTCTTCTCGAAGCGCAGTCTATAATCTTCAGAGTTCCGGCTTTGTGTTTCACGATGCATGGGACGTCTACAATGAACAATCGATCGGCATCCTCTTTCAAAGTGCACGCAGAGAGAGCCGTCACGGAGTTGTCGTCGGCGCTGATCATCGCTCAACAATCTTCTGACGAAGAAGAGTTTAAATGCGTGCAAAAGTCGGTCGGAGAAATTATTGCCGCGATCGATGCGATGTTGTTCAATTCAATTTATAATGATCATCCGGATTTGAACGATTTGTCTAAGACGACTTAGACTGATGAACGTTCCGGCAAGTCTTGTGTCGGCTGCGCTCTTCGCAGCCCGAGCAGCGACAGCGTCGAACAGACGATGCCGCGCCCATGCTCTGTATTCGCGGTCGTAAATTTCGATCGTCACGGTCGCTACCATCAGAAGGATATCTGTTGACCGCCGGTGATGTTCTTGTTATGTTCTATTGCGCGTGCGAACTTGGGGGAGCGTCGACGTGACAGAGCGTCTCACAAAGCTGGCCGAGATTATCTCCGATCTCCAGCTCGAAGCCGCCAGGCGACAGGACAACGAGAGCGTTCTCGAGATCGCCATGGCGAGCCGGATGCTCTTTCGTGCTTTGCCCGGTGCCGAAGAGCAATGCCGGGCAGCGCTCCACAACATGCAGGATGCGCTGGCCTTGTTGATACCCAGCGATGATTCGGTCGATCCGTCCGCCATCGACAATCTGGCGTGTTCTTTCTGCGACAAACAACGACCTGAGGTCATGCTTGGCGCCGGCGCGGACGACGTATTCATCTGCAATGAATGCGTCGACCTCTTCACGGAGGTGTTCCGTCTGCAGCGGGAAAAGAAGGAGAACGGCGCGACGCCGAGCTAATAAGCACCAGGCGCTTTCCAAATGTCCGGCAGCCTTTTTCCACTTGGGTGAATCCGGACCTTCCGACGTCAATCACCCCGCTTGAAGCTCGCGTAGTCCAGATCAGGTTCGCCGATCGAGGTCGACTCCTTATGCGAGCCCATCGGGTGGCCTGACGCCTTGAGCGCCGCGAGCCAGGGAGTGTGCTTTCGATGCCGCTCGTCGGTGCGTCGTCGGTGATTTCGACGGTCACGGCACGCAGCGTCGCGCCGCGTCCCAGGCGCGCAGGATCGGCCAGTTCGAGGGTTGTGGGATCGTTGATGTCGCGAAAGCGCACCGGCGTCGTTAGCTTGTCGGCGGATTCACACGCGGGCGATCGCGGTTGAGCTGGCGCACCTGGCCAGCGGCGGAACTGCATCGAGGGGCGCGTCCTCAAGGAAGCGTTGCTCGGTGAACGACAGTGCCGGGCGGAAGATCGCGAGGACTTTGCGGCCGTCGCCGAGATCGAGCGCATTCGCTTCACCCGTCATGTCGAACGCCCCGAGTGCATGTACCCTTGCCTCGAGCACACCGCTGCCGGTCACGCGCCTGCCGTCGACGTCAGCCCCGCGTCACGCGGTGGCGCATGGTGTCACTGGCGAAATAGCTGCGATAGACCAGCAGACGTTCGTCCCGACCAAGGCGGCCAGCGCGCAACAGGCGGACGCCGCAACGAGGAAGGCTGAAACATGATGCAAGCGGACGAAGCCCGGCTTGAACACGATATCGCTCGCGCCGAACAGGCGAGGGCGCTGCTCGACAACGATCTGCTCGGCGCCGCCTTTGCGACGCTGGAGCGCGGCTATCTCGAAGCCTGGCGCGCGACCCATGTCGACGACACTGCGGCACGTGAAAAGCTGTTTCTTGCCGTCAATATCGTCGGCAAGGTGCGCGACCAGCTCGCGCGGGTCGTCGCCGACGGCACGCTGGCGCAGCGCGAGCTCAAGCAGCTCGCCGACGAGATCGAGCGCACTGCCGAGCGCAAGCGCCGCTTTGGCCTCGGTTGACGGCTATCGGATCGGGGCGCGCTGGTCCGGGACGGTCGTGACGGCCGGCGCGCCTGACGGTGCCCGTTTCGCCGGCGGTGGCCCCGCCGACAATACCACGGCAAGGATCAGGATGACGATTGCGGCGATGCTGGCGCCGGCGACCGTCAGCATGCGTTGCCGGTTCGGTGGCGGCAATTGTCGCGGATGCTCGGCGAGCGTTGCCGTGCCCGGGTCTCTCGCGGTGGGGTCGCGCGGCGCGCCGCACTGCGGACAGCTCACGGCGCGATCGCTGATCGCCCGGCCGCATTCCTCGCAGGTGGTCAACGCCATCTCGGTCCTCGCAACGCGGTCGTGTCCGTCAAGCTTTGTTCCTAAACTTCCTTGGCGGCACATTGCCTTGGCCGCATTCGTTCACGTGTTACGCCATCCTGCCACATTGCAACAGGGGAGTCGCCGGCAGCCTCCGCGTGCATTGGCCGGGTGGCCGCTGGTGCTCAGGCATCCACAGCTCTTGCAACATCGCTGCTGCGTCGTCGCTCGCGCGTCTTATGCTTGTCACGTGTGAGTTTGATTCGTCTGGGGGAGTTCAATGAGTGACGCGTTGCTGCTCAATCCGTTCGATGCGCTGCCCGAGGTCGCGCCGCGGCGTCAGCCGCAGGCCGGGCCGCGGATCACGCCGGTCTGCGCCGCCTGTCAGTCGGACGACGTCGTGACCCAGGCCATCGTGCAGTGGAGCAACGAGGCGCAGGACTGGCAGATTGCCGACACCTTCGGCCAGCCCGCCCATTGCAATGCCTGCCGCGGTGCCTGCAGCATCAGCTGGGTGCCGATCAACTGACGCAGCGCCGCTGCATCGTCTTGTAAACATCCTCGACAGCCGTGTTCTACGGTTGCGACCTCTCGGCTGCCCCTCTCGCGCATCATGGTCGCGCCTTGAGGCTCCCAGCTTCCCGATGATCTCTGACTGCCGAACCGGTCCGTCGTCGCCTGGCGCGACGGCGGCCGCGCCTCGTGCTGCGGGATCTCAGCCCACAGCGCGGTCCCGGCCGCAATCGTCAACCACCACGCTGCTCACCGCGTGCCGCAAAACGCGGCGGCGCCGCAGCTGATCGTTACAAGGACCTCTTTCATCATGGCACTGCCCACCAACACCTTCGCGACCTATGAATCCGTCGGCAATCGCGAAGACCTCTCCGACATGATCTATCGCATCGACCCGACCGATTGCCCGTTCATGAGCGGCATCGAGCGCGAGAAGGCGACCGCGGTCAATCACGAATGGCAGACGCAGGCGCTCGCGCCGGCCGACAACACCAACGCCCAGCTCGAAGGCGACGACGCCACCACCAACGCGGTGGTGCCGACCGTGCGGCTCGGCAACATCGCCCAGATCTCCGACAAGGTGGCGCGCGTCACCGGCACCCAGCAAGCGGTGCAGCACGCCGGTCGCGACAACGAGCTTGCCTATCAGGAGATGCTGAAAGGTCTCGAGCTGAAGCGCGACATGGAGACGATCCTGGCCGGTACCAATCAGGCCAAGAACGCCGGCAACGACACCACCGCGCGCAAGACCGCTTCGGTGCTGTCGTGGATCAAATCGAACACCGCCAAAGGCTCGGCCGGCGGTGCGGCCGATCCGTCGGCAGCCGACGGCACCGGGTCGCGCACCGACGGCACGCAGATCGCGTTCACCGAGGCGCGGCTGAAGAGCGTGCTGAATTCGATCTGGACCAATGGCGGCAAGCCGGACACGGTGATGACCGGCGCCTTCAACAAGCAGGTGTTCTCGACCTTCACCGGACGCGCGTCGCCGATCGAGGAGACCAAATCGAAGAAGATCACGGCTTCGGTCGATGCCTACGAAAGCGACTTCGGCGTGCTGAAGGTGGTGCCGAACCGCTTCATCCGCGCCCGTGACGTGCTCGTGCTGCAGATGGACATGTGGGCGGTGGCCTATCTCAACGGCCGCAAGATGGTGTCGGTGCCGCTGGCCAAGACCGGCGATAGCGAACGCCGCCAGATCATCGCCGAATATGCCCTTGTCGCCCGCAACGAGAAATCGTCCGGCGGCGTGTTCGACAACACCACGTCGTAAGTCGCTTTGGACACGAGCCTCACGGCGCGGCTCGTCCCCGCCGAAAGCGAGGACGAGTCGTATTTTGCTTCAGCTCTGGAGACCTCTTCAACATGCCTCTTCCCAACAATCATCCGACGCTCAAGGAAGCGCCGGTCGGATGCCATTCCACCTCGATCGGCGCTTCACCTGCTGCTGCCTACACGCGCGCGCCGTTCCGCGGCCGCATCGTCAAGTTCGGCGGTGTGACCGGCGGCGTGATCACGACCGCGGACTGCACGGTTACCGTCGCAGTTAACGGTACGTCGATCGGTACGTTCACGATCACCGTCGCCGGCGCCGCCGCCGGGCAGTTGTTCTCCGGCGCACCGTCGACCTTCGCGAACCAGGCGGTGAACGAGGACGACGTCGTCAGCTTCACGCCGTCGGGCGCGTCCGGCGCCTCAGTGCCGGCCAGTTTCTTCGCCGTCCTCCAGGCCACGGGGTGAGAGCATGTTACTCAGCATCGTCACATCGTCCTTCACGCGGCCGGCCGACACCAACGCGTATGCGTCCGGCGACCTGGTCGCCAATTCGACGACCGCAGGCGCGGTGACCCCACTGTCGTTTCCGCTGAACGGAATCTCGGGTACCGGCCAGACCATCGTCCTGCGGACGCGGCTGTCGAAGACCAACACCTCGCCAACCAATGCCAGCTTCCGAATGCATCTTTATGAAGCTGCTCCGGTGGTCGCCAACGGCGACAACGGCGCCTGGTCGACGTCAAAGGCGGCGAACTATCTCGGCAACGTCGATATTGCGAGCATGTTCGCGTTCACCGACGGCTGCGCCGGCTACGGAGCTGCTGCAGCCGGCTCGGAAATGCGGCTCCGCCTTTCGGCGGGCGCCACCTTGTACGGGCTGCTCGAGGCGAGGGCGGCCTACACTCCTGGCAATGCGGAGACCTTCACCGCGTATCTCGAGTGCCTCGACTCGTATTAGGCGCATGTCCCGAAAAAAGTGGCCTCCGGTTTTTCGACAAGGACATGCACTGAGATGACCGTCAGCACGCGAATCCATCTCGACCCCAACGGGCGCGATCTCGTGATCGAGTGCACCCAGGACGTCGAGGATATCCTGGCGCGCAACAACGCATTGCGCGGGCAAGAGCAGCGCAGCGAGTGGGGACGGCACATCGCCTCCATTCCCTGCGTAATCCTGGAAAAATGGCTCAACGAGGAAGCAGCGCGTGGCAACACCACGATCCGCTGGGGCTCGCGCGAATTCGACGCTCTGATCGCAATGAAATTGCGCGATCCGGACTGGGCTTACCTGCGCACCGACAAGCCGGCCTTGATGATGGGCTGGCACAGAGAGAAGGCAGCTGATTCATGCCATTCGATACCTACGCCAACCTGCAGATCGAGATAACGAATTATCTTGCACGGGGCGATCTCGCCGCCGAGATCCCGAGTTTCATCGCGCTTGCGGAAGCGAAATTTAACCGGGCGCTGAAATGCGTCGAGATGGACCAGCGCGCCACGGCCGCGATCGACATCAACAGCGACGAGCCGCAATTCTTGTCGTTGCCGGCGGACTACCAGTCGATGCGGCGTGTGCGGATATCGAGCATATCGGGTAAACCGCGGCTGTTCTTCCTGCCAAGTGACCTCCTCGATGAGAAGCGCTTTGCAGCCCAGGACGCGCCGGGCCAGCCGCGCTACTTCACGATCTTCGGCGGCGAGCTCGAGCTGTTTCCGACGCCGGACGCCGCCTACACGCTAGAGATGGTGTACCGGCGGCTGATTCCGCCGCTCGCGCTCAACGCCTCCAACTGGCTGCTCACCAATCATCCCGACGCCTATCTCTACGGCGCGCTGATGGAAGCCGAGCCCTATATGAAGAACGACCAGCGCATCGCGACCTGGGCGCAGGGGCTCTCCGCGGCGATCGACGCCATCAATAGCTCTTCGAACGACGCGGCCTTCAATGCCGGACCGCTTGCCGTGCAGGTGTCCGGACAAGTCTTCTGAGACAGGAATTCAAACAATGGCGCCTCGCATTTCCCATGCGAAAGTCTCGTCGCGACCGGCCGGCAACGATCCAGGCCGCGTCTATGGTCCGGACTGGAATGCCGACCATGTCATCGAAGGCCTCACCATCGGCACCGACGTCCAGGCCCACAGTACCAACCTCGATAACCTCGCGGCGCTGGACGCGGCGCCCGGCCTCGTCGCAGAGATTGCGGCAAACAGCTTTGCCAAGCGCACACTGACGGGGACGGCGAACCGCATTGCTGTCACGAATGGCGATGGCAGCACGGGTAATCCGGCCGTTGACATCGACTCAGGCTATGTCGGGCAGACGACGATCACGACCGTTGGCACGATCACGACGGGAACCTGGCAGGGGACCCGCTTTGCGCTCACGAAGACCGACGATACCAACGTTACGCTGACGCTGGGCGGCACTCCGGCAAGCGCGTTGCTGGCTGCAACGTCAGTTACGGTCGGCTGGAGTGGCACGCTCGCCGCCGGACGGCTCAACGGCAACGTGGTTCAGGCCGTCACCAATGACACGAACGTCACCGGCGCGATCGCGGCGCAGAATCTGACGCTCGGCTGGAACGGAACGCTGAGCGCCGCGCGGGGCGGCACGGGCATCAACAATGGCGCAAACACCATCACTGTCGGCGGCAACTTCTCGACCTCAGGCGCCGCCGCGCTGCCGGCGATCGCGCAGGGCGATCTCTGGTATGGCTCGGCGTCGGGCGTCAAATCGGCGCTGGCAAAGAACACCAGCGCGAGCCGCTATCTCGCCAATACAGGCTCCAGCAACAATCCGGCGTGGGATCAGGTCAATCTCGCCAACGGCGTGAGCGGAACACTTGCGATTGCCAGTGGTGGCACCGCCCAGACCAACGCAGCCGCAGCGCGCGGCTCGAATGGTCTCAACGTCGAGAGCTTCACCGGCCACGGCGACAGCAATTATACGATCCTCGCGAGCGACAAGGTCGTCGACACCAACGCGAGCCTGACCGCATCGCGCACCTGGACACTGCCGGCGGCCAACGCCGTCAATCCGGGCCAACCGCTCGTCGTCGCGGATTTCCAGGGCACGGTGACCGCGACGAACACGCTGGTCGTCTCCCGCGCCGGATCGGACACGATCAACGGCGGTACGTCGGTCACGATCAACAGCGCTAACGCCGCCTACATCCTGTGGTCGGACGGCACATCGAAATGGACCGCCCAGGCGATCGGCGCCGCAGCATCCAGCGGCGTCTCGGCGTTCAACGGCCGCTCCGGCTCGGTCACGCCAACTCAGGGTGATTACACGGCGAACCTGATCGCCGGGACGAGTACCAACGACAACGCCACCGCCGGGAATATTGGGGAGTATAAGGAGGCCAGCCTTGCTAGTGGCTCTGCCATCTCACTTACTTCCGGAA